GCACGAGTTCAACATTTGCACTGCCATCGTCATTCTCGATCACTTCCTTGACGGCGATATAGCTGTCATCAAGAAGGTCATCTATTTCGATGCGTTGATCTGACATCGTCAGTTCTCCATGAGCGCTTGCCACGACACAGGAAATCGCTCGGACATCTCAGTGCTGATCATCTCAGCGATTTCGCGAGTTTCTTTTTGTGTGTGAGGGTCGAGACGTAATTTGCAGACGCGAGCGAATGCAGCGAGGCTTCCGCTCCAGATGAACTCTACGTACATTGACTGTGGGAGGCACATTCTGGCTTGTTCTGGGCAGACGCCTTCAGCCAATAGTTTTCGATACACGGCTTGTGCATCATTGATCAGGTAACGAAGCTGATCGTGCATGGTCTTGAGGTCCACCCCAGAAACCGTGCTCATATCGACAACCTCATCACTAGACCCCTGCTTCACATTATCCGCACGTTTGCGCCACGCTTCAGGAACGTAGAACTCCGGCTCACTATCGACGTATCGACGGCTCACCTCATTCCAACACAGCCCTACTTGGTGTTTCCCGAGCTGCCTCGCGACAAACAGCGGTGCCTTGATCCTGAACGAAGCAAAGCAGTGACCAAACGGGGTCCAGTGATTGTGCTTGGCGAGATAGCTGATGAGCTTTTTGTCTCGGCCTGACAGTTCAACGATTGGGTTATTGTCGTCGTCCCATCCTTTGACGTCCCAACCAGTCTCTTTCTGAAAACTAACCCGCGCCGCTCGCACGACGGACAAGTCTGTTCCCATTGCATCAATTAGCTCTACTTTCACCGGCAAGCCTCACACGTCGAAGGATTTCATTCAGATCAACCGAAGACAGATTGCGATCTGATTTCGCGAACTTGATGATCTCGATCACCAATTGCTTGATCTGTTCGTCTGTCATTTAGCTTTCTCCATCAGTCCATCGATGAAGCCCTTCAGGTATGCAGCCCATAGGCGAAGACCTAATGCGATATGATCAAACATCGGCTGTACCTCGATCCATAAGTTCAAAGGTCTCGACCGTGAGGTCATATTCTTTGCTGCATCCATCGAGATAATCATCACGATCAATGCATGAGACGGCGTAGTAGGTGGAGAGACGCACCAGATTACTGATGATCTCTTCAACCATGAGGTACATTGGCATTTCGGCGGCAGTCGCCTCGCTGATGAACTTCATGTTCACATCAGCCAGCCCATTGATATAGGCTTCACGCGCCGCCTTTTGGGCAGCGTGTGCTTTGATATCGATTGTCATTGGTTATCCTAGTGGATTGTGTGACCCGGTACGAAGAGCGCAGGGTTGTGCATTAGTCGTTGGTAAAACTGAGCAACAGCGAATAGCTCATCAACAGTCGCTGTGTGCTTAATCGCATTCGCTAAGTGCGACACCCAAATGACATTGTTTGGAACGTATCCGAGTTCAGGGATAATTCGATCTATCGTAGGGCTATTACTTGTAGCTCCCTTTTGACCTTTTCCCTTCCCTCCAAATATCATTGGGGTTCCAAAGACTGGACAGATGCCATCAAGTGGAAAAATGCTGATGAGATAATCCAAAGTCAGAGCAAACGGCACTGACTTTTCAGAGGCTCTGTCACGAGCAAGTCGCATTGTCTGTCTAATGCACTTCCGTCTATACGATGGAGGCGATCTCCACATCTCTCGACCTTTTTTATATTCATCGAAGATGTATCCATCTGCCCTTATTTCTCCACGGAAACGCCTAGTGGCAATCTGCCCAGTTGTTTCCGATTTTGTATTCAGCGTCGAGCTGACATCTGAAATCATAATGCTGTTGGACCTTTTTGATCACATCCAGCGTCACCTGTCCGACTCGCTCTTCGAGACCTTCACGACATGCAATTTGGATCTCGTCATGGATCAGCCCGAGGACAACAAAGTCCCCGTCCCAGCCATGCTTCAGTCCCATTGCAATGAGATCCTTTTCGACCCCCGTGAACCACGCTTTCGCGATCACAGCGCCAGCACCTTGCAGCAACACATTGAGTGCAGCATGAGATGATCTGACTGGCATATGACGACCGTCGAGGCCTTTGAGAAAGCCTCGCGCTGCTGACATGCTCACCGTATCAACCAGCTTCTTGTAAGCCGGTACGGATCGCATGAAGCCATCGCGTATGCGCTTGCCGTGTCCGATAGATCCACCGACGATCTTACCGAGTTTCTCTAAGCCACTGCCATAAAGCATGGCATATAAGGTGGTCTTGGCCTGATCTCGTGTAGCGAGACCCATAGCCTTTTGGTTCAGCGTATGGATGTCACCGTTGATCACTTCGTGAGCGTAGGCACCCTTATCGAAATGCGCGAGGAAATGTCCGAAGCATCGGATCTCGATGCCAGACAAGTCAGCGCCCACTTGCTTCCAGCCTTTCGGTACACCGAAGAGCGAGCGGCATTCCTTGCCGTACTCTTTCTTAACGGATGGAACCTGACTGATGTTCGGTGAGCGGTGCGTCATTCTCGATGTAGGTGTACCGAGCGTGATATAGCGACCGTGGATCTTGCCGTTACGTTGAACGAGCATCCACGCTTGATCACCTTCAGCTAATTGAGCGATACGCTTCTCCAACAAGAGATAGCGAGTGATCAGCTTTGCTTCAGGATAATCAAGTTCACCAACGGTCTTCTCGTCGACCTTCGGTGCGCCATTGTCGGTGTAGATGGTTGGCTTCCATCCGTACTTCGCGATCAATCGATCAGCGATGTGATGTCGTGATGACGGATTGAATGTGACGATCTCGATCCGACTAAAGGGAGATCCCTTGGTCGTCCCGAGACGCTTGTTGCTTGTCTTTGGTGTGAACTCTTCGCCGGGGACAACCCACGATCCGAAGGCTTCAACCAGTTGCTGTCTGACCTTCTCACGCTCTGCACTGAGATCAGCATAGAGAGACGCTGCGGCCTTCATGTCGAAGGGCCAGCCATTGGTCTCGATGCGGTTCGCTAATTGAGCGACCTCGTGTTCCAGTTTGATGGCACGAGGATCAGGCTTCTGAGCCATGAGGTGGTCATAAAGGCGTTTGGTGACCGCGACGTCTTGGACACAGTAATCCTGCATCTCCTGCGACCACGCTTCCCATCCACCGGCATAGTCACCCTTGTGTTCACCTAAGCGCAGACCCCATGCCTTCAGGCTGTGAGATCCGGTTAGCTTGTGATCCTTCAGTTGGGGCCAGCGTGATAGATCGAGAGGAAAGACATCCGGGTAGCAGAGACGAGAGAGGATCAGAGTGTCAAACTGCCGATCCTCCTCGATCTCCATTCCGCAGATTTTGCGGAGTACGGGAAAGTCAAATGCGATCCCATTATGCGCGATTACAACATCAGCGCTACGGAGAGCATCGAGGCCCTCCTTCATCCCAGTTGTCGGGTTGCAGACGATAGTTTCGCCTGTGTCTATGTCTTGAACGACGAGGACATGGATAGTCGTCGCCGCGTCGAGGAGACCATTGGTCTCAACGTCGAGGATCAATCGCCTCATGGGCTTCCTTTGTTTAGCTAGAAGACGCTCTCAGTGAGGCGTCCTGTGTCTCGGTTGTAGATGAGAGTTCCAGCACTGCCGGTCTCGCCGGTCAGTCGGTTTTTCAGTACGCGGATCTCGATGGCATCCGCAGCGTCTTCGACCTTCTGCAAGGCGATGCACGTGTCCGCGAGTTGCACCAAGCTGTGTGATCCACGGAGTTGATTTAGTGAGATTTTCGCCCCGTCTTCGTGACCCTTGTCACCTTGTGGTCTACGCAAATGCGACACCATGAGGAGACAGATGTTCAACTCCTGCACGAGTGTGCGGAGCTTCGTCACGGCGACGTCGATCATCCGACGCTCACTGCCCTCACCGGCAGCTTCTTGTGAAGACATGCCAGAGACGAGGATCGATATGTGATCGAGGATGATAAACTTGCAGTCTTCCGCTTTCGCGAGATAGCGAATGCGCTGCAAGATGTTGTCGAGTGTCGTTGAGCCGAAGTGATCATAGAGACGGATACGACCGTCACTAAAGATTTCATCGAATGCCTTTAGCATCTCCTCTTGCGAGGCGAGCGTAGGATCAACAACAATGTTCTTGGATAGGTGAAGTGCCACCAGAGAACGCATGGTTCGCTTGACGCTCTCTTCGAGCATCAGCATCCCGACCTTCTCTTTGTGGTTCATAGCGAGGTCGTAGGCGATCTCACGCACGAGCGTCGATTTGCCCATGCCTGAGCCTGAAGTGATCAACACCATCGATCCGAGGTGCATTCCCTTGGTGATCGATGTGAGGTTGCCAAATGGATACGCTGTGCCGGTTGGATCTTCCTTCAGAAACTCATCACGAAGATCTTCAGCGGCCACGATACCATCTGGGCGATAGACCGTAGCGTTGAAATAAGCGTTTACCAGTTCCTTCACGAGGCCCTTGGTGAGACACTCATTGGCGTCCTTGGCGGGTAGCGTAGCGATACGGACGATACCCGGAGGAAGGATTGCAGCGACCTCCTGTGTTGCCTTACGACCAGCTTCATCCTGATCGAACATCAAGATGACTTCGGGAAAGGATGTCACGTAGTCGTAGGACTTCTGGATTGATTTAGCTGCACCGGCTGCACCATTCGGAACCGATACGACCGGCCACTTATTACCCAGCGCCTGTGACATCGAGAGACAGTCGATTTCACCTTCGACAATCACAAGCCTGTTCTGTGCTGATGGCTTCCACAAATGCTGACCGAAGAGGCCAGCGGCCTTTGTGTCACCAATGAACTTGAAGTCCTTTCCTGCGCTGCGGATCTTCTGCGCTACGACATTACCGAATGCATCGGTGTAGTTCGCAATATGACAGGGCTTCTCGTTGTAGGTGCCGATCTCGTAACGATAGAGACGACAGGTTTCTTCAGTCAGTCCTCGATTGGGTATCGCTTGGACTTTTCCCGAGAGTAAACCTTCCGGCTTTGCACGACCTTTGGTTTGTGCCGTGGGTCGCGCAGGGCCTTCGCCATCGGATTCCGACGAGCCGAGTGCTTCGCATGAGAAGCAGTACGTATGCCCATCTGAATATACTCCGACAGCATCAGAGCTTCCGCATTTCTCACATGGAGCATGTGCGACAAACTCGCTGTCTTTCCTGTGTTTCATTTCAGTGTCCTGAAAAGCAGAAAGGCGAGCCATTGGCCCGCCCCTCTGCACCACGGTTGTCGTGTGAGTTTTCTTACGCCGCTCTGTCAGCGACATCCCATCCAATCAGGTAGTACCGCGTGTAGCGGCGACCTGTGGCATCGCGCTTAAACTCGCGACCGATCACATAGCCCATTTCTTCAAGGTCGCAGATGCGACGGGGTAGTGATGCAATGCGGTAAAGATGGTCAGCCTCAATACGGGAGATATTCCCGACACGCTTAAGGTGATCGAGAAGTAGGGTCGTCTGTTTACGCATTCAAATGCTCCATAAAGTATGGCTGTACCATACAGATGTTCACGGTCTGTTCCCAGTAGCAGATTGACGAGTGTGGACCATTTTGGGCTTAGAAGCCTTGATCAACACGGAGGCCGTCAACGTAAGTAAAGCCGATGGCATTCACGGCGCGGGTTAAGAACTCAAGGACCATGTCTAGCTCCTCAATATCGTCACCCTTTAAGGTAAGAGACGTGTATTCATAAATAACCTTACCCGGACGGGTAATACTAATACGAATAGACGGAGAGCGGTCTTCGAGATCTACTAAGTCGTCGTCAAAGTCGAACATGCGTTACTCTTTCGCTTCTATGCCAGCCGGTAGTGGCTTGGCGGGTTCACTGAGCCATTCTTCAGGGATCAACTTGTCGGCATACTTGAAGCCGTGCTTGTCGCACCACGCGCCGTATGACGTCGGTGATCCTTTGTAGATTTTCTTTTTGCTTGAACTGAAGACCATGCGGATATCGATGTCAGGGAACTGTTGCTTGATCAGGAGCATCTTGTGCCGATCAGCCGTTTCAAAAAGTCCCTTCGTTTCCACAATGATCCCATTGGGCAGAAGAAAGTCTGGTCGATACGTCGCCGGTCGCGCTGGCACTGTGTAGTGCAGCTTTAGGGCTTCGTACTTAAAGGCTATTCCGCGTGAACGGAGGAAAGCCGCGTTGGCTTCCTCCAGTCCACCTTTGAACTTAAATGTCGAGCGCTTCGGCCTCATCGTCTGACCATTCGGCGCTTTCTGCGCTCTTGTTATTTTCAAACGTGTAACCACCATCGACGGCATCGAAGCCACCGCCACCGCCAGCCGCAAGTTCAACGATCTGAACTGAGGAGAGACGCATTGTGACGCCAGTACCGATTGGTGCCTTGAAGGTCGCAAGCGACGCCTTCACGCGAGCCTTTGAGCCCGAGCGAACCATTGGAACTTTCGATGCCGGGATAAGATTACCCTGACCATCGAAAACCTTCGGCGCGTATTGAGACTTGAAAGCGAAGACAGTGAGACCGTCTTCTTCCTTGTAAGGCATCTTCAAGTTCTTGCGATCTTTAGGCGGATAGTTCTCCTCGATGAAGTCATCAATTGTCTTCTTCAGAGGAGCGGCAGACTTCGCGTCAAACGCAAGTTTGATCTCATATTTATTGGACTTCTCGTCAGGACGATTGATTGATGTCCATCCGGTGGTTCCAACTGGTGTCTGCACGTATTGCTGGTTGTCAGCCATATTAATTGTTCCCGAGTGTGTAGCATTTAGTGAAGCGTATAGACAAACTCGTCCGCGAGTTCGTCACCGTCTTCGTCATCATTTTCGATCTCAGCACCGGAGTACATCTCGCGCACCGTAGCGCTCACGAGTTTCTCGACATCGACACCTTGCATGAGCAAGGCACCAATGAGATCGACAGGCATTTCGACATCCATCACGACATGCGCCACCGCGCTGTCGATCAAGAAGTCAGTATATTCGCCAAACGACTGGCGCTGTTCACGCAAAAGCATAGAGGCTTTCCTTGATGCCGTTGAGATCGAGTGAACCCTTCGTTGGTACAGGCGGCAGCTTTGCGCGTCCCTCATCGCTGAGAGCGGCATAGGCCTCCTGATAGATTGTCTCGAAGGGGCAGTAGTTTTCGTACATCTCGACCATGGCCTCACGAATGATCTGGAAGAACCGTCCGGTCTGGGCGGCATTCGTCGCGAAGCTGTCATGAATGAGAAGGACGTCAGTAATGCCCTCCTCCGCCGCCATAAGAACCGTCAGCAATAAATGCGACGCATCCATCGAATGAATGACATTCGGTGAACACGCGCTTTTCGCTTTTGATTTCTTGATGCGTGAAGGAATAGGCTGCGCGAAGTTGAGAACCAAGCGTGATACAGGAGCCTGATCAAGCACTGGGATCTCGATGTCTCCGAGCGTGAGGTTCACCTTTTTCACGGCGACCTCGTTGTATTGATGCACGATTGGAAGACCGAGTGGTGTCGTCCATGTCATCGGCTTTCCCTCGTGAGCGAGGAGACCGGCGACAGTCTGAAACCACTGCATTCCTTCGTTAGCATCACGCGCTACTTGCGCGATTGCATCCCACACCTTCTTGGCGATGTAGCCAGCACATGCGTAGCCACCATCACCTTCGATGTCGTATGGATGTTCATCACGTTCACCACGGAGAACCTCTTCATCGAGCTTCTCCATCGTGTCCGTCATGATTTGCTGTTTGAACCCGTACTGTTCTGAAGAATAGAAACGGGTCATCACTTGGCGCTTGATGAGAGAACGATTGATCCCGTTCTTCAGGACAAGCGCCGCCACCGCATCACCAGCGTCCGCATCTTGCTGCACTGATGGCAACATGATGTCGGCGACCATCTGATAGACGTCAGTGGGTTTGTCTGATGGGACAAGACTTACAAGTGCACCTTCAGGTGAGCGAAGAGCCGCACTGAAATGCTGTAAGCCGCTATTGGCACCATCGAGGCCTATGGGAAGCGTCGTGATAAACCCCGGCCCAGTCTCGATCCATCCAGCCCACTCACGGCAAGCCGCGAGGAACTGGAACGGGCAGTCTGCCTCAAGCCACCATGTGTCAGACCACGGGTCGCGAGCGATGGCACAGATGCGATCTGTGTTGTCATCGACCCAAGCGATCCTCTCATCAAAAGACTTCTTCGAGAGCTTCCCGAAGTCTCCACAATTAGCAACATGAATGGCAAGCCAACAGGCGCTATCGTGGTCGAGAGGTTGGCCCTGATGAAACCTTATGAGGGCTTTGATGTGGTCGCTGCGGTGGTGGCTAAAGTGCGCCACCGGATACACCCGAGATCTGAAGTCGAGATTGTGAGGTGCATACCAAGGCTGACCGACAAGACGGTGAGCCAGTTCCATGTCAGCCATAAGGACACGACGTTCACCGATGATACCCCGGTTGCGTCGCTTCACCTTAGCGAGGCTCCGGTAGTACTTACTCAGTACGTCCTTAGAGGCCCCCTCCGGTTTAACTGGCTCCGGCACCTTGTCACGGCGCGGGAACTTCTTAATCGGTAGGCGACGGCGATAGGCCTCTTCGACCACACCGAGGATGAACTCATCGATCTCAAGCGGGACAGCCTGAATGATGTTCACCGCCTCCATGAGACGATCAAGGCGACCGGCCTTAATTGCCTCGGCAATAGGACGCATCTGATACGACCGGCGGGTCCTCACAAGCGTCGTCTGTGCGGCCAGACGCGGGTCCCTATAGGCACCGCTATCAAAGGCCTCCCAAGGCACCGGAGGGGTGACCATGGGGACCATGTAGGCCTTCTGCCAGTCAGCGACCTCACGGCTATGATTGAGGTACGCTGCGGCTTCGTCGGTAATCGACAGGTAGTAGGTCAGGATACCGTCACGGATAACCAGACGGGGTATGAAGATAGCCTTAGCGGCACGGAGACCACATCCGACGAGAAAGACCCCCAATTGCTCTGAGGCATAGATGTAGTCGTCCTCAAAGGAGGTCTCATAAAACTTCTCCAGAGCCTTTCGGAATGCCTTCTGCCTCTTGGCAGGGCTCGCGTGTTCCCGGCAGACCCGGTTACGGAGACGAGCGAAGGCCTTGCTGTCGCGATCCTTGTAGACGGCATAGGTCATCTCATTGCTGACCATGCGTCCGATGTTGGAAGCGATGCGAGCCAGAGCGGTGTCCTGAAGTGCACCTTGGTAAAAACACTGGAGGACAATGAGGGAGATGACGTCGGTGTCGATGTCCCTGAGTTGAGACCCTAGAGACACTTTAGGTGTCTTAAGTAGACGCTCAGAGATGACCCTAGAGACCTCCGGTACGACCCCGACGAAGATGTCCTTCATCGCGGTGTCTGGCTCTCCAGATCGCTCTAGTCTGACCCTTTGTTGCTTCTGACTTGTGTGACCCTTGAGGACACCAAAGTCAGCTAATTTTTCGTCAAATGTTCCCGTTTGGGTAGGTTCCATTTTCATTCCCACATCGTCAACGGTTGCTATCTGCAATAGAGGTGTTTTATAAGCACCCTATTTCAGATTTACGTTGTATTACAGACACTTAGATTGTATTTGCCCAGGAGACAAAAAGGAATCAATTTAGATCCCATATCGTGGATTTTACGAGGGGGCAGTCCTCTCAGTCCACAATTGTGTAGAGATATCCCCGGAAACCGAAAGATACCTTTGTTTTTCAGTGGTTTAGCAAAAAGAAAAACCCGCCGGGAATGTCCACAGCGGGCTGTTGGTTGTCTGAGGTTGTTACCCCAGAATTACCCCCACGCCGTTCTTTTTGACGACATGGGAATCATTTTTGTGTGTCTTTTCAGGAACTTAGGTCGTCGTCACCGTCAACGATAGGGTGGAACCTAAACCCAGCGCGTCTACCAGTTCCGCCACGCCCGCCAGTTACCGGGGTCGAGGTCGCTTTAGACACACTTGCTACTATTGGCAAGCGCTTCCGACGCTTTCTTTGTGTCCCACGAGATGCCGCTGGATAGGAAATCCAGTGCGAAAAAGCTGGGGGTGGGGGTAAATGGGGGTAATTCTCAATGGAAGCGGGAGAAATCGCGGCCAGAGCATTTTCCACTTGTGCATCATCGACATGGGTGTAGCGCAGCGTCGTTTCGATGCGTTTATGGTTGAGCATCTTCTGCACAATGCGGACGTCCACACCGGCCTTCAGAGCCCGTGTCGCTGCCGTGTGTCTCATGCAGTGCCACGTGAACCATTTGTCATCAGCAAGACCCATCTCTTTCCGGGCGCGATCCCACCAGTAGCGCAGCTCTGCCGCCTTCACCGGCTCACACACCGTGAGATACCAGTGCAGGAGATCCACGATGGGCTGGGGTGGGGTCAGGTAATGAGACGCCCCGTTCTTGGTGTCGCGCAAAGTCAGGCGACGGCCTTGGATATCTTCGAGGCGGATCTTGAGGAGTTCACCCCGGCGCATCCCTGTCGCCAACGAAATGCGGACCAATGCGACGATGTCGTCCCGGCCATAGGACATCAGGAGATCAAGCAGTTGTCGCTCTTCGATCTCAGAGATGGTGCGGACGCGACCCCCGTTTTCCGGGTGCCACTCCATAATGTAGCGCTTGGCAAAGCCACGGCGCTCGCCCCATTTGGTCAAACGGTTGAAGGGGGAGAGGTAGCGATTGACGGTGGCCCCTTGGACCCCCCTCGCCTCGATTTGCTCGACGGCCTCGTCAACATCGGTCTGGGTGATGGTCAGAGGGTCCTTGTGCGGCCCTAGATATCCGATGAAGATCTCGCAGCGGCGGACTGAGGTGTCGCGATCCTTCTGCTTCAACCAGATATGCTCTTTGCCGAGCTTTAGAAGGCTCAGGAGCGTCTTTGGGCGGTCTCCAGCTAGGGTGGGTGCTGGGGAGGCCTTTTGGCGCTCTGGGAGGCTCTTACCGGCCTTCCATTGCAGTTCTGCGATTTGGGCATCCTTATAGTCACTAAAGCGGCCCCGGTAACGGACACCCTTGACGGTGACCTCAACCCGGAAGCTAGTCCGGTCACTGTAGATGCTCATGAGCGCTCCTTGTAGCGATCCATGGTTTTGACGATACGGGCCAATAGCTCGCGGCCCTTCTTCGAGAGGCGATACTCATTCGACCGAAGCTGATCGGGGTTTTGCCGCATGGTGATCAAATCAAGACCCGGCTCCATGCGCCGGTCGCGGACACCAAGGTCCAAAAGGTGACGGGACATCGTGGACATCGACCACTGGGTCTTGGCCTGTAGGTCCCGCAAAGAGGCCCCCTCATTGAGGGCCACTAAGAGTAGCGATTGCGCCAATTGCACCGGCATCGTCTCACGCGACGACCGGAAGATGTCGAGGACATCATAGGCAGTCTGAAGGGCTTCGGCGCTTGGTCCATCAAACGTCTTGTCAGTGTCCTTATTCACAATCTTCGTAACCATCTCTCATATCCATTAGGTGACACTAGCAAGTACACACCTAATGACTTTCTACAGACAGCAACAGTGAACAAGGCGAGAACAGATCGTTAATTCTCTGTTAATGGCCCATTGGGAGTCCCTTGACACAGCACGGACTTTGCCATGAGCCAATGCTGTTTCGGCCTCCATGGCCTCATCAGTATCGCAGCGGAAAGCGATAGACAGCATAACCATTCTGGAAGCGGGGAAGCCCTTTCAACAGACGGCACCACCCTCGTTCTCGGTGGCTATGGGGTCAGCCTTGGGAATGCTTTGGGCTCTTGGTGCCTCCTTGTCGAAAATCGGAAGTCCACCCTGATTGCTTCGTCCACAAGTGTCAACTATTGGCACCCCTTTTCGTGAGCGGAAGATCTCATTTTGAGTCTCAAAGAAAGCAAGGAAGGGGACATGAGCCCCCTTCCCTTAGTTTATCGTGGGAAGACAGACAGAAACGGGACGAACTTGGCTAAGAGCGCCCCAATGGTCGAAGCGATCCCGGCGACCAACATCAACGTCTTCCACCCGCCTCTGGCCTGATGAAGCGTCTCCTTGATCTCCCGTGTATCGGACCGGATCTCGGTGATGTGAGCCTTGAGGTAATCGACCTCCGTCTTCAGGATCGCAATGTCGATCTCTGGTGTACTCATGTCTGACACCATGCTTTCCGTCGCGCATTGTTACCCTTGATCTCATCGATGGTCTGGACCGTGTCGGCCTTCGACCATGAGATGGAGCGCCAATGGCTGCACACCTCAGTCCCTGCGGTAACCGTCGTTTGACAACCGGCAATCAGGATCAGAGGCGCAACGGCGAGCATCGTCATCGGCTTTGGAAGCCGCATCGGATTTCTCCTTAAGTTGCTGGGTGGCTTGCGCGGCGTAGGACGCTCGACCGTCTGCACGACCCTTGAAATAAACAATAATGACCACCGCGACGACGACCGCCGCGATGGCGCTGAATAGGTAAAGTCTAAAGGGGATCATGCGGCCCCCGACCCGAAGATCTTCGGACGCCCAGCGTCATCCCAACGTGCATAAAGCGCGTAGAGAGCCCCTGCGATAATCAACACGCCAGCCACAATGCCAATCCATGTGCCAGCACTGAGAGTGCCGTCAGCCTTCATCAGGCTATCGGCCATGTCAGCCATCACCGCAGCACCACCCGCAGCCGACACGGCAGAGCCCTGTACGATGCGGGAGTTCGCCATGGTGTTGAGCTTGGGCTGTAGTGGCTTCTGTTCGGCGGCTTCCTCTTGCTTGGGTTTGGCCGGATAGACTTTCCACGGCAGTTCCCAATGCGGACCATCAACGAATTTCTTCCAGTCACCGCCCCAGACAATCGGCACACCGACTTCTTTGGCTGCTTGCTTGATGATCTTCGCGAGCGGGTAGTAAAGCGGCCAAGCAAAAGAGGCCTGTCTCTTCTTGTCGAGAGGCGCAATGTCGATTGCGTGACCCGTGAGGTGTCGGGAGTTAAGCGTAGTGGTAGCACCCTGAGCGAGTAGTTGCTTTTGTCGAGCGAGCGTTCGCTTACCTTCAAGCAAAACAAAAGGACGGTCAGAAATCTCTGCCGCCCTTTCGATGATCTTGATGAGGTCTGGGTGTAGTCCCTTGAGCTTCTCCCTGTCTTTGGGAGTTAGCTTCATAGGGGCGCAGCTCCGCTACTATCGTTATTCTCTGCTTCCGCTATTTCTAGCTCACCGTCTTCCACCAGCTTCATAATGTTCTGGTAGTCCGTGTTGGCGGGGTCGAGTGGGACAACATAATTAGAACTGTCCGAAACGGTGACAAGAATACCCAAAGTAGCACCGCTTGAAATGTCTTTTATATAACGAGCGTTCATCGCCTACAACTCCGCGTTAAAAGCAAATGTTCGGTCACAATGTGAACCTACATAAACAACAGCGTCTGGGTAGGCGAGCCCACCTTGGCTTGAAAAATCAAAAGAAATTTGATTCATACCTGTTGTGTGGACAGTCGCTGTAAATGTATTTGTAGGTGAGTTAATTGCTACTCCGCTTGGCCCACCGTTGATGGAATGCTCAGAAAATGTACCTGGAAATATAGTAGGCGTTGCTCGCATAGGTATTGGTAAGTTAAATAAATTATGTCGGGTGTCACCATTAGGTTGATAAATCACAGCAACTATTTTACGGACATGATATGTCTGATAATAACGCATACATAGAAGCTGTTCTAAATCTAAGGGCCGTCTTTCATAAGGAGTGCTTACTGTTCCAAGTTCAAACTGCACACCAGTTAGATAAAAAGTTGCACCACTATTAGCAATCCAATTCACACTTCCAGATACCCTTCGTGGTGGAAATGAGGTGTTTGAACTCCATCCACTGGACGCTGTAGTGTAAGACGAACCAGAACCTAAGTCCCAACCAATACCAATCCCAATACCGTTATTAGTTAACCAAGTACCTGTTGTATCACCGGGAATGACAATAGACTTTTGCTCCCAAGTGTTTGCGGCATTAATTGTGTATGTTGTTACATAGCTACGAGAGCCGCCACTGTTATAAATAAAAAGCGAATAGACCCCCGCTATACTTGAACGAACCCAGAAGGAAATAGTAGCGGTCTTTGCTGACGATGAGCCCCATCCAAAGTCATAAATGTTGTTTCCTTCAATATGCTGAACAAGCTGATAAACATCACCAGCAGCGGGAGTAACCGCTGTTGTCACAGTATGAACAAGACTATTAGTAAAACCGTCAGGGGCTATTGTTGATTGTTGTGCAGAGTAGCGCCCATTACCAGCTAAAGGTGTTGCCCACCTATCAACACTATATCCCGTCGAGTTAGTCACTATAGATGCACCAAAACGCTGAGATACGCGCATGTCACCATTAATAATGCGATTGCGGAAAGCGAACCCAGTACCAGCCGCAGAGGCTAGATTGACTGCGTTAGTCATTCGTTAGCCTCCTGTAACTGGAAGCGGCTCCGGTGCAGGACGATCCTTAGCTGCGACAACCCAACCCTGAGCAAACGCAAGGTCAACCATTTCGTCTTTTGAGCCGGGAATAGGAGTGCCTGTCTCCAAGCACTTTTCGACGGTAATCTTCACGATCTCGTCGATAGCAATGCGACAGCGTTCATGCGCCGCGTTGTCGATCCAATCTTGCTGCGAATACGCAACGTAGCTGAGAGCCTTATCTTCGGCCCCAGAGAGAGTGATAGTGTAGTCAGTCATAGTTTTTCTCCATTAGCCGACAAGTTCAAAAGTTGCGCCGTTGTATCCACCACCATTTGATCCCCCATACAGAAGAACAGTTAAGTAGTCCCCAGCGGAACAATATAGGATGGTTGTGTAAGTTGCATGTGAGTGCCCGTTGACACCGTCCATGCGCCCATAACCTACGTTTGATGCGGCTGCACTTCCGTTCTTTGCTACCGTCAATGAGATGATGCCTGACGTTTGATAGTAGCTCATGTCAAACGCTGTTACTCTGTAGTATCCCGCAACTGGACAGGTAAAGCGGTAGTTAGATGTGTTGAAATGACCACCATTATTCGTGATTACATTGTTGTAAGGTACTGTCACATAGGATGGAGTCAGATAGGAAGTACCTGAGTTAAACACAGTGGCAAATGGCTGATTAGGTGTCAGAATACGACCACCAGCGTCAATTCTCATACGCTCAGTGTTTGTAGTTCTGTCATAAATGCTAAGAGAACCTTGGCCGACTCCGGTAGAGCCAGAAGCCGAAATTATGTCCCAAGACTTAGCTCCAGTCTGCCCTGCCTCTAATCTCAATACAGCTTCAGAGCCTGTCGTGTAAACGTGAACCTGTTGGGCAGGGGACGCGGTTCCAACCCCAATATTACCAATGACATTTAAACCACCCGTCATCGTATCACCCGTCCGCTTCACAGCATCAGCGTAGACAATCTGTGGGTAGCTGATGACTTCGATAGTGTCACCAACGGTCGCTGCGTTTAGCAGCACGATGGACGTGCCATTTGTCGCAGTGAAGTCAGCCGGAGCCAGCTTCACGCCGTTGCGATACACATCAACCGCACCGACAACGTAGTTCATGCTGAAGGTGGTCTGGCCCGCAGTCGCAGTGAAGACCGTGCGGTTAAACTGGTTGCCGGGAGTAAGAACAACCCAAGCGGTCCCGTTGTAAACGTAGGTGGGACCGCCTGAGATGCTGTATGTTTGGCCTGTGGTAGGCGAATTAGGGAAATCAAATGCCATCATTCGCCTCCTACATTTGCGAGTAGTTCATCAGTTGGTTTTGGAAGTGTCGGATGGTTCCATTCCGCGATGTAGTCACCGCGTCCGTCACTGTCGTTTTGAAGGCGGATGACGGTGAGAAAATCAGACGGCTGAAGCTCTGGGTATAAGATCATGATTTTATCGTAGAGCATCATTATGCCGCCCTCACAAGGTGGGCTTGAAAATAGTTAATTCCAGAGCCGCCTCCATTTAGAAGAATTGCAGCGCCGGACGATTGATAAATAAAAGCCTCAATATAATCTGTTGTACCGTTCATGTAGACAATAACAGACCCTCCCGGCGATGTTATACCACCAGCAACAAGAGGCATACCTACAAGGCGCTTATACTCAACATTGTTCTTGAATATATCAGCAAAAGCCTCTGCTGTTGTAGACGATGAAGTGTTTAACTGAACTCGAAGCGATACAAGATAATAACCAGCAACATTCGGTGTGAACCGTGATGTTGAAGGGTCGTAGCAGTTTGCTGTGTCAAACTCTTCGTTGTTAAAAGTGACCTTCGTAAATGTTGCGTTAGAAATTGATGCGCTAGATGAACTCCACGCACTAAACATAGGACCAGCCAGCACAGGAACATTGTTCACCTTCAGCGAACCAGTGCTTGTCTCACCGCTTACAGATGCGTTTCCTGTGACCGTTAAATTACCAACTAGGCCAAATGCACCCGTAACAGTACCACCCGTCAGCGGCAAATACTGACCAGCGCCACCAGCACTGAGGTCCACCCATTGCGATGAGTTCGCATCCGTGTAGTAGACATACATGCGGCCATCGGCGGAGTTCCACCACAGATCACCAGCACCGGGGTTTGCAGGAGGCGTATCACCAATGGCAGCACCGCCACCAATGTTGCCCCATGAAGAGCCGTAGCCCTCGAATTTGCCTGTGGTCGTGTTGTAGCGAATGTACCCCGCTGCCGGAGAACCGGGTCGTTGCGCTGTAGAGCCAGCCGGAAGATACGCTGAACCACTTGTACCGTCTTGCTGCACATAAGTCGTCGCAGCCACGTTCAGCTTCGCATCAAGTGAGGTCTGAAGGTTAGTAACGTCAGCAATAGCGTGGACATGACTGAGAGCAGCCTTGCCATCCAGCGTGGTCTGTAGGTTTGTGACGTCAGAAATGGGATGCGTGTGAGAAGCCGCAGCGAACGCTGATGTGTCCTGTGTCGCCGCAGAGCCAAGACCTAAGTTCGCGCGGGCTGTAGAAGCACTTGGGAGGTCTGAGAGGTTGTTTGCTTTAGCAAGGAACGAAAGACCAGCGGCATACGCATCGACCCAGATGGTCCCCGTGTAGACCTTCATGAAACCATTTGTACTGTCGAAGTAGAGCGTACCAGCGACAAGGGCATTGCCATCATTATCGACTGTAGGATCACTCGCCTTTGCACCAAGGTATCGATCATCGAAGTTATCATAAGCAGCAAGCGTCTGATCACGCGCTGCTTCAGCGGCCACCTGAGCCGCACTAGCGGCATTGGAGGCATTGGTAGCTGTGGTAGCACTAGACGATGCCGCAGAGGCGCTAGAAGCCGCTCCAGAGGCGCTGGAGGCCGCAGCCTGTGCGTGGTACTTCGCGGAGTACTCTGAGCCAGCTACGGGGCCTGATGTCTTAGTGGCCCAGTTGTTTGCTGAGAGTTCATAGGCGGCGGCATTGGTTTCGCTTGTGGCCGCATTCGCCGCACTCGTTGCGGCAGATGCCTGACTAATCGCCGCAGCGGAGGCGCTTGATGCAGCCGCTGTTTGGCTTGCAGCCGCAGCCGTCTCAGATGCAGCCGCCGCTGTTTGAGATGCAGCCGCAGCTAATTGTGAAGCAGCCGCAGCGGCAGCGCTGGCGGCACTCGATGTAGCGCTGGAGGCAGATGCCGAAGCGCTCGATGAGGCTGCACCAGCCGATGTACCGGAATTGGTAGCTGCGGTCTGCGCGAGGTTCTGCGCTGCGAGGGCATTCGCCGCAGAGACATTCGCAGCGGAGGCGCTGGCGGCTGCGGCAGCTTCTGATGCATCCGCTGATGCAGCACTTGCTGCGGCCTCTGCCACCTTAGCGTCAATCCCATCGATCTCTGCTTGAATGCTATCGAGATCATCATTGATCTGAGGGATGGTGACCGTGTTGATCGTCGTCACTGTGTCGATCATTTGTTCGACAGCAAGACGCTCTTCGTTCGTCAGATCGTTAGTCGTGAATTGAGTACCCTCGATGGGCGGCTCGGTATCTTGTGGCCTACCGAAGAAGCCTGTCGGGACGTTAGCCATTAATACTCCGCGTCCTTATAGGAGGGTTGCATGATGGTTTCACCACCAGAGATCTCTTGGTCATAGAATTGCTGTTGGAGAGCCGCGAAGGCCTCCTGCGCCATCTGTGTGAAGTTCGCCTTGCGATCATCCACGAAGTAGTCGCAGAGAAGGGAAGCCGTGGTGTAAGCCAAAAGGTCTGGAGCTATCTCAGAGAGGACTGTTGCGTCGTTATCAGCGACCAGAGACGGAAGTTCCGCATAGTAGGTCACGACGACCGGATTGCTCTCATTGATAAACGGGCGAAAGCGCCAGTAGCCTCGATCACGAGCAAAGTACTTCGGCTCGCCTGTCTTGGGGTGACGCAATAGTTGATCGAGCGAGACACGTGTAAGCAGACCATGGTCAGCCGCGATGTTCACAAGCTCGATGTAGTCATTGGGGATCTCATAGGCTTCTGAGCCAGAGGCATCGCCAGTGAGGCGAATGCCTTTCTCCATGAATGGCAGACGGAGGCCCCGCTGGATGTTCTTCTCAGCTAATGCGATGTACTGATTAGCGAGACTGTCCGTACAGTCGGTACGGTTGATCAGGCCCTTAATAAGGGACCTCACTTCCTGCTTGTTCACTTAAATCCTCTTCTTCGTCGCAATAAACGCATCAAGATGTTCTGCGCGAAGCCTTGTCATGATCTCGGGGATCGTGGCCTCGTAGATGTCGAAACCTTCGCGCATCCATTTGTTCACGACCGCAACCGGGATCGATGCAACGTGATGGAACTCACGGGCTCTCTCGCGGACGCTATCTTCTCTTGCGTTCTTCAGGTCATCCAAAAATGATTGGGGAATATGTTGGTCTTCACGTACAGCGAGACCATCGACGTTGACGGTAAGATTACCTTCAGCGTCAAAAATGTTGATCTTATTTTCCATTGGCTATCAAAGGGAAAAAGCCCCCAGAGATTTCTCTCCGGGGGCCGAAAGGTTACGACAGCGAAGTAATCGCGGCAGAACCCTTGGGGTTCAAATGTTTCAGGCCGAGCTCGCCGACAACGAAATGGCGGTCCGCGTCGCCCGTCTTGGCTAACATTTCGCGCTTGAACGGATCGAGGACAGCAGTGCGCCACATGGACGGATCGTACATGAGGGCATATGACGTATTGATGTGACGATTGATAACCACTTTGTACTCACCGAAAGGCGAGACATAGAGGTTCACGACATTGATGATCTGCTTGTCGTTTGAACCGTTCGAGATCTCACGGCTACGACCCGCAGAGTTCGCAAAGTCAGCGATCTTGAGTGAGTCTTCGGGCTTGACCATGAGAATGGTCGCTTCGCCACCAGCCTTGTAGAGAGCCTGACCGGCTTCGAGAACTTTAGCTTCAGCAAGAGCCGCTGTGCCGGTAGCAGCCGCAGCGAACTTCATCGTGCTGTCGATTTGCTGCCACACGTTCGCGAACTTGCGAGCGGTCGAGCTATCGTTACCGATAACCATCGCCTGAGCCGCAGCGCCAACCATGGCAAACTCAACGTCAGACTTAATTTCTTTCAGCTTTTTACCGAGTTGGTATGCTGTCTCTTTAGCGCGACCGTAGGTCTTCACGACATCGCTGGTGCGGCTGACCTTGAAGGTCTTCGTAAAGATCTGAGTTGTGTTCGACAACATCGTGGTGGGTTGCAGAGCGATGTCAGTTGCATCGCTGCCTTCCACTGCCGCGTTCGCTTGACCGGCAGCAAGAGTGTCGGTCTGCCACTCGTAAATACGCGCAGCTACTTTCTCGGTCTTAATCGAGCTATAGAAAGGCGTATCACTTGGCGTGATATTCGAGATCAAGTCTGACACATCTTCGGCAAGGCCGACTTGAGAATAAGTTGTATACGTAGACATAAAATAATTTCCTTCCTGTGGAAATATATTGAAATTGGGGTTGTTATTTCTCCCAGCGGGAGAGGATTACGGACGCAATGTCGTCCGCATCGCCGGAGCGTAATTTAGCGACGTTAGCCTGTTTCTTCTTGGCGTCGTTTACCGATTTTGGATTGACGCCATTAGAGGGCTTCAGAACCTTCTGCGGTGCTTTCGCTTTCTTCTCGGTCGCAACCGCTTTCGTCTTATCGTTCATCATAGCCTTGTAGAGGATCTTGATGACGGTGGGATCGACATAGTTGTTCACCTGTTCAGCCGGGAGCCCCGCGCCGATGGCATACATGCGGATCTCATCGTACACTTCAGGTGACCAGTTTGGGATGCCGGTCTTCGGATCGGACAACACACGCACAGCTTCTGCGGCGGCTTCGCGGCGCAGGACTGACTGTTTCTCTTGTGTTGTCTTCAGTACCGTGTCGAGTTCAGACTGGAGGAATTGAACGTCCTCGTATGACTTCTGGGCTTCTTGTCGAAGCGCGGCGAACTCTTCAGTGGATAGCTCCTTAGATGCGACAAGGAAGTCGATCTTTGAGTAGGGTTCGTATCGAGAATAGGCTCGCTGCAAGAGGGTCTGGAGGCCGGTGACATACTTGGCACCTTCCTCTTCTGCTACCCTGCGCTTCTCAGCGATTTCCTGAGACTTTCTTGTCAGAGACGCTTCTTGACCGTAAAGCCGCTTCAGTTCTTTGACCGATACAGTCTTTTCTTCACCATCGACCACCACTTTGACGAGGACATCGTCGTCCACCACTTTGGCATCAGCCTCCTTGGTGTCCTCTTCTGCTTCATCTTCGGTGTCTTGATCGTCGGTTTCATCAGACTGGTCGTCTCCGTCCTGTTCGACCTCTTCAGTCTCTTCGTCTTCAACGTCCTCCGCAGTGCTTGTCTCTTCGCCCTGCGGGTCGTTTGCCCCTTGGTCGCCTTTGGATGCCTTTTCAGGGTCCTCCCAGCGTTTCAGGAAGGCTTCGGCAGCATCCTCGACGCTCAGGCTTTGCGTTGCCGCATCGCCAAACATCACAGGACTGCCTTCGTTATTAGCGACGCCGGTATCGGTAGTCGTCATGTGGTTGTCACTCTCTTTCGTTGCGCTCAATGGCTTGGCGCATAATTTCCACTCGCATCAGTAGAGTGGCGTTGATTTCTTCAAGCACACGCACTTTGCCGTAGAGATCTTCTCGACGTTTGCTTTCGTGTGGTGCTGTCGCAATGAGTTCTTGTGTCCATGAGGCGCGTAGCTCATCGATAACCGAGGGCCACGCTTGAGAGTCGAGGAGGGACAAAGCGTCCCTCCCCTTCTCGATCATCTCTTGATCAAAATCAGGCTCGATCATTTGAAGCCTTTAGTGACCGGCTTTTTGGGAGAGCCGGGGTTCTTTGACTTCGGTGTTTTCACATCCATACCTTTGTGGCTCTTGGAGTGCGTGAAGCCCTCTGTGAGTGCGCCAAAGGCCAATGGCTTCGCTTTCGCGACTTTGGTCTTCTTTCGCATGTGATTACCTTATGCGTTCGGGGAGACGATGGTGTTCGTCTGTGCTTCAGGAGCGCTCTCAGCCAGTTCCATCTCACGCTGTGCGATCTCGATGCGGCTGTCTGTTTCAGCGTCCTTACGATCAAGGTCACGACCCTTAAGCAACAGAGCGACGGTCTCGCGCATCTTCGCGAACTCCAGCTTCATCTGTTCGATCTGGGCGTGTAGCTCGACCTTCTGCATTGCCGCCTGAGCATTCACCATGGCAGCTTGCGCCTTCATCTTCTCGATCTCGACCTGAGCGACCATCATCGGGTCAGGCTGCGGCGGTGGGATCTCAGCAAGAGGCGTCAGATAATTATCGACGTCCTTGCGGTCCTGTAGCTTCAGGATCTCTGAGAGAACACGACGACGCTGCGGTGGACCGTAGAGAGGCTGATTAGCAGGGTCTTGCGACATCATCGCATGGAAGTTCATCAGCTTCGCTGTCTCGGCCTCACGCTCACCATAGCCCAGCTTAAGGGCCACTTCGACGTTGAGGTCATCTGGCCACATCGCTGGTGTCACAGGGACCATCTGACCATTGATCTCGACCATCGACGTAGACTTGTCGAACTCCTTCAGGAGCCGGTAGACCTCAAGGTACAGTTTCTTCAAGAACTGGTTCGCGAAGTTGCGAGCGATGATCTTTTGGCGCTGCATCGACAAGGTCGCCAATTGCTCGACCATAGCCGCTGAGTTCTGCTTCGAGATCGCATCCTTGTTCATGCCCTGCGACAAGCGAGAGACACCTGTCGTGTCCTCCTTGTCCTCATCGAGCATCTGGATCGTCTGGAAGACGAAGGGGTTCATCGCGGCTTGAGGGAACGGGAGGATGCCATCAGGACGGGTGACGTTCACGACACCACCACGCCGGTTATCCAGCATTTCCTTCGGGTTCGTCACAGCGCCCTTCACGACCATCCATCGAGGATTGGTCGTCGTCACAGTATGATCGAGAACGGCACGAGTTAGCACCGTGCGAGCATTCTGGATCGGGATGACCTTCTTCGCGAAGTTAGACCCAAAGAACGAGTGGGGGATCGGTAGAGGCGTGAAGTGTAAGAACGGCAAACGATCCACCACCTCGGTCTCTAAGATCTCACGACCGGCATAGACGATCTTGTGGAGCTTCGTCATGCCCGTGCCTTCCATGTCGATGTGCATATAGCACTCGTACACGAAGACCCTGTTGGTCTGTCTCTGGGCATCCTCAAGGCCATCTGTGAGGACACCGTCGTCAATCTCATAGAAGCGCGAAAGGATCTCAGGGTCAGACTGTAGATAGTCCTCATCCTCTGTATCGCTCGCGATTTTATCGATCTTCTTTTTGTCATAGCCTGACTTCAGAAGATCTGAGATCGACATCAGTGTGCGGTGGGCCTTGAAGGTGTCATCGTACAGGCTTGTCGCACGTGTATCGATCAGGAACTCTTCAGGCGGGATCGCTACGATCTTGACTTGGCTCTTGTTGACTTTGCGCTTGATTGTACCTTTGACAATCCCAGCGATTTCATCAACGACTTCCATCTCATCGAGCGTGACGCTGTCGTCAGCTAATAGAAGATCGACGCTCTCGATGGGAGCCTCAAAGATCTCCTCGACTTCTTCCTCTTTGCTTTCCCAGAACACCTTACCGACTGCGGTACGCGCCATGAGAGCATTGTGGATGACGTTGTCGTAGACCTCATAGCCATCATTTTCACGGTGGATGACGGTCTCAACCTTAGCGGTGATCAGCGGCATTAAAGGAGCATCTTGTGGATCTCGTGGGAGATACCGAGCGACATCCGTTCCGGCGCTGAAGGTTTCTAGTAGCGCAGCCTTAAGGCTCTCGACGCTGTCATTAACGTCCATCGAGACATACTTTGAGTTGCCCTCATTGTATGGCTTCGGTTTGACGCCGTGGTAGTAATCGAGGACCTCGGCCCTCTCTTTTGATAGCTTAGTGTCCGAGTAGCCAGCGGCATCTCGAATGCTTTGCTCGATTAGGACTTGGAGTTGCTCTTCGTCCAGTGGTTCGTAGTCGGCCATTCCTTGAAAATCTCTCTCTGAAAGAACTAGACCATTTCGATGTAGTAATCGTCAGTCACGCTGAGTGGCTCAAATGAGCCCTCGTGGATATGATTTGCCATTGCGAGCGCCATCACACAGTCGTCAAAGCAACCGGGTTCAGCTTCCATCGCGCCTGTTTCAGTGACGATGTAAGTTAGCATTTCTCGCAGTGTGACCTTGTCGTTGATCTCAATTTCTTGTTCGCGCAAAGCAGCGCGTAACTTATCGATGATCAGCGGTTTTGTTTTTACCGTCGTTCTAAAGCCAAGCGTTAAGGTCTCTTTATCGACCAGCTTACCTTCGATTTCTTCGGTGTAGATATTGGGATATGCGAGGTCCTTACCGAGACGGACTGCCGTCAATAGACCGTGACCATTGTTTTCGACAATGATCATCGCTTGATTGAAGAATAGACCAAGGTGGTAAAGGACTGTCGCATAGAAATCTGGGTGAACCATTCCGCGCCAAATGGCGACCTGTCGTTTTTTACTGTCGAGGATCTGGGCGACTGAATAGTCACCTCCTCGTACACCCATCGATACGTCAGCACCGATGTAATAGGTCTCACCGGGATCGTGTCGCCGGTAGAGCGTGAGTTCACCACGAGGATGATCAACAAACTCCTCACCTTCCAAAGCAAGGCGTTGGATAGGATCAGGAGCCTCGCGCAGTCGCTTGGCGAGGAAGTCAGGGTTAAACACAGGACGACCCGTCGTTAGAAAGGCCTCATCGGCCTCCGCAGGATATTCCTGTCTGAACAGATCGATGCCGTTCTGGGCGATACGCTTGCGACGGAATGCGAGTTGTTCATCATCGAGGTTATATTTCTCGATCAACTCCAGTTCTTCCGGTGTGTGATCGAGAGGTTGGTTCACAGGTTCCCGGTAGCCGGGGTCGAGATACCAAGGAATGAAGACCGGCACGAAGCCGTTCTTACCTTCGATGGCACCTTTCCAGAGGTCATAGAAGAGACCAGAGACACCATTCGCTGTACTCTCTACGAAGACCGAGGTGCCTTCTGTGTTCGGCACCGCTTGGATCAGACCGTTGAAGGTCTCATTGGCAGTAGACGAAGGCCAGAAGGCCACCTCGGAGGCGTGTAGATGCTGAATGGTTTCACCGCGACCAATACTTTCACCACCAGCGGTGGCGACCACGTAGGAACTATCCAACTGGTCGAAGAACAACTCACGCCGCGAAGAGTACTTCGTATGCGGCTTGAGGATCTCTGGCATATTGTCGTGATAGCGCTTCGTCATATCAAACAGCGCTCTTGTGCTGTCTGAGTGATGCGTCACGACCATGGCGCGGTTAGCTTTGCGTTGGGAGACGTTGAAGTAAAGGTATCCGCCTACAGCGGTCGATAGACCTTGCTGTCGTGCTTTCAAAATAACGATGCGGACCTTGCCCTCCTGAGCGATCTGTTTGTTCACAGCGTCGATGAGGATCTTCTGGGCGTTGTTGAGAACGAGAGGTTGGATTGCTCCTTCCTTCGTTCTGATCTTCAATGAATGTCTTGCGTAAAGCGAAAAGTCTGTGCGGAGCCTCTTCCTGACCTCTAAGAGATCAGGCCTGAGTATCTCCGTCGTCATTCAAAATAGCCTCAAGGAATGCCTCGGCCTTGTTGAGCGTTACTTCGCTCTTCTGGGCGGGCTTCTGTTTGGTAAAATCGAGAATAATCTTTGCGGCTGTTAGTCGATCTTTGGTGCCGTTCGGCATCCGCATGACTTCGACAGCGGTTTCGAGCGCCTCTTTCGCATAGGCGTCATCGAGATTGTACTTTTCCATGATCTTGCGAGTGACCTCCTGTACTTCGGGGCGGATCTTTTCCCGCGCCTCATCCCAGTCCTTCCGACGCCATCCACGAGGGGGTTCGCCGGGTTGCTTTTTGTATTTCTTATTGCCCCATAAGGCTGGCTTAACCCACGACAACCATTTTTCGTGATCGTAGTGGTATGTCCACACTACGGAGCCGACCGGGTGTTCACTTGGGTGCTTTTTCCCGTAGTGACCTTTTTTGCTTTTCGCTCGATTTACGATCCCCGTCTCCGGGTTCACGTAGGTCTCGAACGGGTTCTTCACTTCGGAAGCCATCGATCCTCTCTGTGATGGATTTCTCGACAATCTCGCGAGTGTTCGGACACGCATGGCAAAGCATGGATGCCGGGAGGTTCGCGAGGAGTTCTTGAAGGATGGCCTTTTGCTCCATAGGAGAAAGGCCCGAAGCCTCCAGAGACCGTGAGGCCTCCAGAGACTTCAGGAGTTGATCAATCATTCAGTGTCCTGTTGATTTTTCTTCTTGCCCTTGCCGGTTTTCTTCACGGCTTGTTTGGCAAGTGCGGCCATACGTGCTGCCCTAGCAGCCTCTGGCGTTATTCCTTTGTTGATGGCGAGGGCTCCGGTGAGGAGTTCGTCTTTTCGACTCCAGCCTCCCGTTTGCGCTTCATCAGTTCCACCAATTTGTTGACCTTGGGCATCAGTTCTTCCAGCGGTAGATCGAACGGGTCCTGACCCTGATCCGGCTCCTGAAGAGGACTGAATAGCTTGTTGGATTTCACCATCTGAGTAGCCTCTTTCTCGTGCGATGCGGGCAAACTCGTGCATATACGAGGTTTCACCCGCGCTTTGTGCGCCGTCTTCGCCTGAGCCCTTTTCTCTGGAGCCCATCTTCTTGGTCCAGAGCCGTTTCTCTGGATACCATATAATAGCCTGTAAGTCAGCATTTGTTACGTTGATGCCTTGGGCCTGTAGCTTGGCCTGAGCAATGTTCATAACGTCTCTGATCCAGTTACGGACTGCGGCGGACGACGGTGCATCGATGGGCTGATCTCGACCGTGAAGAAGGCGTTCAGCCGCCTTAATCTTTTCGGTCTTTACGATGGTGCCGTCTTTGAGACCTTGAGAGCCATACTGACGGAACTCACGTTCCCAGTCCCTGAAGATTTGCTCTGCGACCTCGAAGAGGCCCTCAGTGCTTTCATACATGGATGCGTCGAAGTAGTTATCGCCCTTCAGAGCTTCTCTGAGACGGTCCTCTTGCTTCTTCTGAGCAGCCTCCTCGATACCAATCGAGTTGCCTGTAATTCGGCCCCAGAGACGCATGAGCCACATATCGATAGTCACAGGTGAGAAGTTACCGGCGAGGTTCTGGTAGAAGCCATTGCCGATTTTTGGCCCTAGAATAGCTGACCCCCACACCATCGTTCCCTTATTCTCACCACCGATTTTGAAACCGGCATCTTCCAGTTCCTTGACGGTGAATTGAGCATTCAGGAAATCCATAGTGTCTTGAGTACCGATACTCGCAATCATTGCATTCATCTTTCGAGCATTCGCAATGATAGACGGAGCGGCCTTACCCCAGCCCTCCTCGGGAAACTGTCCTCTGAAATCAGTCGAGTCCGCTGGGACAGAAGCCTTGTAGGCCTCATACCAGCGCATCGCATAGTTAGCGTTATCCGAGACGACGACGCCCTGCGATGTAATTGCGAGCGCAAGGTTGAACACCATGCGAGCAATTGGATCTGATTTAAGCTCAGGATGGATTAGCGCAGCGGCATTGAGAGCCTTCTGCATTTCGCGAGAATACCAGTCCGATGCGTTTCGGCTGTTACCAAGCTCTTCAACAGCTTCGGCAGCGATTATTGAACCGAGTTCATCATCAATGTCTGGTGTACGATTGGCGGTTGTAAACTTGCCTCGACCGTCAGAACGAGAGCGTTCTTGAAGAGCCTTCGCGACTTCAGTAACCGTTTTAGATCCCTTTTTGGCATCAGGACCACGCAGTATCTCAATTGCACTGCGAACTCGTTGAGACGGTGTCAATGTATTGAGATCAACAGTTCCTGACTGTGTAGCATTTGGATCTGACTGTGCCTTCGCAAGTGCTTCACGCTTCGTCGTGATCTCGTCAGCCAACTTCGTCGTTGCTTCGATCAGCGCTTCAGTTCTCGCCTTCGTGATCTTCGCTTCGCTTCTCCGCATTGCTTGCGGCTTCGGTCCGTTCGGATCGACTGTGTGTCGGATCTGATCGACCAGAGGCTGGAGATACGTTTGCGCGATCATCTTTAGCGAGGTGTCGAACGATAAAGCCCCATCGACACCATCAGCGAGCTTCTGCGCTTCCTGCTTGTTATTCGTCTTGCCAATCAATGCGGCAGCTTCAAGCAGACGCGGTTTGATGGCTTCAGGAATACGTTGGTCAGCTTGGATCGCGTTGATCGTCTGAGATACACGGTCTTGGTTTGCACGAGCTTGTTGTTCATAGGCGATACGACGACGCTCATCCATTGGAGGCTGGCGTGTCGCCGAGGTCATTGTGGGACCTTGCCCAGGCATTCCTGTCGTGGGACCTTGAGCCGCTTGCGGTTTCCAGTCTGGGTCTCGCTGCAACTTACCTTCGTCCGCAAGTTTACCCAGCATGTCGATGTAGGCGTTACCTACATTGCCTTGCATAAGAGCTTCTGGCTCATCGATGAACATGCGAGCGATTTCGGGATCAGCACGGCCAGCCTGAACAAGAGAGTTTAGACCAATTGCGGCCTGTCCAGTATTCAACCCATGTCTGTCATAGACCAACTTGAAGATACCGCCTCCGGGGACTGTACCGCTCTTGATGTGGTCACGGATAAGACGTCGCTGTTCAGCTATAACTTTATTTTTACGTTCATTCTCAGCAACACGGATCTGGGCTGCTTGTGCACGAGCTGCTTGTCGAGCTTGTTGTACTGCTTCAGCCTGTCGCCTCGCCTGTTCTTGTTCGCCTGTGAGCGAACGTAGACCTGATGGAGGCGTGATCGTCGGTGTGAGAACATTCGGGTCGCTGTACTGACGAGCGTACTTAGCGACACGCGCACGGTTTCCAGTTAATGCGTCGATACCACGACCGGCTAAAGCAGCAGCGGTTTGTACAGCCGGTAGAACACCGCCTGTCATCGTACCACCAGCATAAGCCGCAGCTAGACGCATTGCATTCGTTGGTGAGAACATCCCTTGCTCAGTTGAGAGCGGAGAGATCGTGTCAGTGAAACGTGATAAGCCACCTTTCACACCACGCTGATAAAGACGACCGACTTCGCGAGCCTCTTTCAGTTTCTCAACAAGTGCGTAGCCTTCTTCTGTTCCACTAACAAGGCTTTCGACCTTGGTGATGTCTTCGTCTGTCATACCGCTCTTCAGGCGATTAACACCCTTGCGTGTGACAGCAATGAGTTTAGCTCTATCGATAACGTCTTGCACTTCACTGTCTTGTGAAGGAGCAACAAGCGGCTTCACCTTTTCGTAAAGTTGCTTGATCTCGTTACCAAGGTCCATATTGATCCCGGTTAGGATCTGCTTGGCACCTTTGTCAGATGTAGGGTCTACATCAGTTGGGTCGTAACCCTGCGCCTCATATAAGTTAATACGAGATGCAACACGTGATGCAGCTTCGGTGTCATCAGCCTTATTGGTATCACCAACTAGGTTTGTGACCGTATTTTTCACACCTGATGCCGTGTCAGAAACACCTTGTGCAGCCGTACCGGCACCCGCGCCAAGAAGACCTTCACCAAGAGCTTGTCGTGGATCTACAGAGAGACCTTTATCGGTGTTAGCTGTCTGACCGACCTGTTGGACAATCGACTGAGCGCCTTCAGTTGTGCCTTCAGCCAATCCACCCATGAGGTAGCGTTTGACGAGACCCTTTGCGACTGAAGATCCACCCGGAAGAAACCGGGTAGCAATCGCGTCGATAGAACCAACGGCGGCACCAGTTCCAAGGGCGTAGTCGATGTCCTCTTCGTTTGGCGTTTCACGACCGTTGTTCTTAGCGCGTTCATAAGCAACATCACCGATGACCTGAACGGCACCAAAGAGCGCCGGTCCAGCAAAAGCGCCAAGACCGGCACCAACTATACCGCCGACAGGTCCACCAACGGCTGTACCAGCTACACCCCCAGCTTTTGCACCAGCGATGCCAGTCAGAATTGATCCGGCAAGTTGACCACCTTGTTCAAAGACAGCTTGCGGAAAATAACCGGGAGCAAAACCACCAACTGACCACGCATCCTTCGGCGCGTTCATAAAATTATCAGTGGCGGATATGACGTTCTGAGGTGCAGTCAATGCGCCAGACAGCGCATCGGCAGTCTTATTGTAACCACCAAGACGCGCCGTCTTCGCCATACCTTCGAGAGGTGTGTCTAAAGCAAAACCGAGGCTGTCAGACCACGTAGCGTCGCGAGGTTGTTGTGGTTGCTGTGGTTGCGGAGGCGATATCCCAAAGGTCGTATAGAATTGTTCCTTCGGGATATCGTTGTAGTACTTCTGATGGAGCGAATCCGCGAGGTCCTGATCGGACATACTGTTGTACTGCGGATACTGCTCGCGGAATGCTTTGATATCCATCGAAATCCTTATCTACGTAAACCGAGAGGGTCATCACCTTGCGGCTGTGGTTGGGCTTGTGGTGAAGGTTGCTGGCCTTGATCGGGTTGCTTACCGACTGCGGAGCGTTGCGCTGAAAGGTGACGCTTTGCTTCATTGAGAAACTGCTTCCACTCTTCGACGCTTGCGCCTTCATTCGGGATACCGCGCTCAAGGAAGCGACGTTCATCATTCGACAAAGGCTTAAAGTTCTTTGCGAGTTCACCGAGGATGTTGACGGACCAGTTGATGAGATCCTTCTTCAACAAATAGACTTCGTCATTAGATCCAACGGCGCTCTGAATTATCTGCTTGCCACGACCAGCGAGACCTGTGTTCCAGAAGGAATTGAGGTCTTCCTTCTTCTCATCCATCGTCGTCATAAAGCGATTGACGCGGTCGAGGTTGTAGTCGAGCGTAGCGGCAGCTTCAGCGGCCTTCGGGTTTGACTTCGTGTCTTGAAGATCCTGTCGCCCTTTGATCTGGGCTTGAATGACTGCCATCCGTAGCGCTTGGTTAGATTCAGCAATTCTCATCTGTTGCTGAAGTTGACGCTCACGGAAGTCGCGCATGTAGGCTTCATTGGCCTGTTCACGCTCAGTCGCATCTGTGTTCGAGCGAACAGCGGCTACAGCGGCAGCACCACGACCGAGACCATCCATCAAGTTAGAGCCAGACAGAATGCCAGCGCCAAGCGCGAGTAATTCCTTAGAGCCCTGCTTTGAGTTCCACAGTCGATCACCACCGACTGCCTCATAGAGCGAATTGAGAACGCCCCCGCCCTGCTTCAGAGCCGGTTCAGGTGCTGATGTCGGTGTTGCCATTGGTGCAGCCGGAGCCATCGCAGGAGCCATAGCTGGAGGCTGCGCCGATACAGGCGCTGGACGGGCCACAGGAGCCGCAGGAGAGGCTTGTGGTGCCGGTGCTGGGGTAGACGCTACAGGCGTAGGAGAGCCAGCCTGTGGGCTTCCCTGAGTCACCGCGAGGGGATTGCTTACGTCTACCTCTGCGCCAGCATATGGAGCCCCGACGAAACCACCGGCATCCATCGTATTACCGAAGGCTGGACCGGGGACACCCTCTTGGTTGGGACCGAGTTGCGTACCGGGTAGAACACCGATTGCAGGGCCATTCGGGTTGTACTCAAGGGGTGACACAGGGATTGTGCCATCAGGGCGGTTCATCGAGATGTCAGGTGACAACACGCCGCCACCAGTGATCATGTCGTATTGATTGGGATCAGGTTGCGGACCGGCGAGAACACCGGGAGGCATAAGCGCCGGTCGCAATTGTGCGGGGACGTCCGAGATCGAACGAGACCCGAAGAGTAAATCATTTAAGTTCATTCGGACCTCTTCAGAACTTGATGTTATTCATCTGCGCCATCACCATCGCATTGCGGAGAGGCGATCCTTTTTGCATCGGTGATCCGAGTTGCACTCGCGACATCCGGCGCTGTTCATCTTGCTGCGCCATTTGATCAGACAGAGCCGCCTTCTGCGGACCACCTGTTGCTCTCATGGCAGCAATGTTTGAAGCGATGGCTGATCGCGTGATGTCTTCACCAGTGGGTTCACCACGGCGCTGCGCTTCGTCATCTTCAGACATCACATTCGATGCACTGAATGATTTACCGAGGATGCCAGCGATATCCATGGGAGGCTTCGCGGAGCTTTTCGTCGGTGAGAAGATTTCAGAGAGAGCGCCGGGGACATCAATAGCTGAGAGCATCGATGCAAGATCGCCTGATCCAGTGGATGCTGCGGCAGCGATAGGTTGCGCCGGTTCAGGGATAGACGCGACGTTGACTGCGGGAGCGAGTGCCGGTGCAGCGTTGCCCATGCCGACACTTTCAACACCGGGCCATAGCGCCATCTGTTGTGGTGTTAGTCCGGCTTCCCATGAGCCGCCGCCCATTGGTCCATCACTGAGATCGAAGTGCATGACATCGAGAGCGCCGTACTTGCCTTTGGGGCCACTGAAGTAGCCGCCCCATCGCAGAGGCATGTCGGGGTTCTGTTGCTGCTGCACAGCGCGGACGGCCTGTGCGTATTGTTCGTAGGTGCGGAAGGTCGAAGGGTCTTGGTAATTCGCGAGGGCTTTACCTGACGGGTCGATGATCTGAATGTCAGCCGCCATGCCCTTGCCATGATAGCGAGGGTCACCCGGTCGAAGGCCTGACTTAAATTGCACTGAATAGCCTTCAGGCAGATATCGAGAGCTTTCGCGAAGCAAATTATAGAGGCGCGGGTCAGCGCCCCTATTGTCACCAGAAAACCTGACGGCCCCCGCCTGTGGCAGGGTAAATTGCATCAGTTAGACCTCAACCGTTAGCCAGACCCCAACCAGTGGAGAAACCACCGATTGCGCCTTGGATCGCACCACCAACACCACCACCGGATTGACCCTTTGTGGTAGACGTTGAGTTGCTGTTCTGACCCCAGTTGTTTGAGCCAACGATGTTCCAATAGCGTTGCAATGCATCGAACGGTTGGTTCTGCTGCATGTCGTACTTTTGGTATGCCTCGTTGAGGATATTTTGATCGTTTTGCTGGTAGGCGTTACCGGCAGTCACAAAGGCGTTGGCATTAGACATCGCCTGACCTTGTGCAGCCTGACCAGCGGACATACCGCCTTGATAGACGTTGCCATAGAGACCACCAGCGGCGGTCTGGGCGTTAAGACGTTGCTGATTATCAGCGATACGAGCGGCTTCGGACATCCCAAGGCCACGGTCGTAAGCGCTCATACGCATACCGGAAGCAATGTCACCAATACGGTCCTGTGCGCCACGAAGAGCAATGCCTTCAGCAACACCAGCACGAGATGAGTTAACATTACCGGATGCGACAGCCGCACGGTTGATGCCCGGAAGAACACTTTCAGTCAGATTACGTGTGACATCACGAGAGGCTGCATCAATAGCACCATCGATGTACGGATTGGCGGCATACATGCCAGCGTTTTCGATGTTCTGACCGACACCACCTGTTGGTGACCAGTTCTGCAAACCCTGCGCGACCGAGGTCATGCCTTGTGCGCCAGTGTTTGCCATGCCCATGGCGTTACCGAAGTAGAGATCTTGTAGACTTGCGCCACCATTAGAGGCCCAGTCAGTTCCCATCGTGAGACCTTCACGCTGGGTGTCATTCATTCGGGCGTAAAGATCGCCCTCGTATGGGCCCATTTCGAGAGCATTATCCAAAGCAGTTTTTGCTTCGGAAAAACCTGTCTCAAGATAGGGCTTTTGTACGCTCCAAGGCTCGGTGGTTGTGTTCGTGGTCGTCGTCTTCTTTGACTTAGACCCCAGTGCACCACCGATGCCTCCAAGAGCCGCCCCAACAAGGGGCAATGCCCATGCTACCATCTAAAAATCCTTTAAGTATTATGGCCCTTGCAGCGCCTGTACGGCAGCTTGCAGTTCCTTTATCGCCTCTTGAATGCTGTTGAGTGTCTTCTGGATTTTCTCCAGTTCATTCTCGATGAAAATCGGAACAGATTGTGGTAGAGATGGATAAGGCGACCTAACATAGGGTTGCACTTCTTTCATCAGCGCCTCCCAAGTGAAATATAATCGACATCAAAACCGCCAAACTCAAAGTCTTCACCGTTCTCGACCTCGACTTTGTAGCTCAAATAGCGACCTGAGATCCGCGTATCGATCTTGTAGTCATTATAGCCACTGAAATCAGGTGGAAGATCGTACTCGTAGAATGGCTTGTCATCGAGGATCACTTCGTCCCACTGAATGCCTCCGTTTGGTGTCATTGTCGAACCAAACGAAAACTTCAAAGCACCTGTGTCAGTAGACACACGCGCAATCGGCCACAATGAGCGAAACTGTTTGACTGTGCCGATGTTAGAACCATCAGCATCCATCGGCATATAACGAGATTGCACAATGGATTTGAGAGGCTGACACTTCGGTGACAAAGGAAGCGTGACTTGAGATCCTCTCGATGGCCTATCGAAGGCCTCGATGGATGTACCGTAGTTCACGAATGTACCCGTGCCGTAGTCAGTAGTGAATGCATTGGATGCAATCACAGTGTGACGATCAGATGCGTCACGAAGATCGTACCAAGAGCCACCGATAGTGGACCAAAGAAGACCTTCAGTTGATGCACCATTCCAAGAGAGACCCGCTGAACCCGACACCGTCGTCAACGTCGCTGCCAAAGCATTCGGCATATCGATGAAGGACCACGTGTTCGTCTTGATGTTAAACACTGCGGCACGATTGCAGTACGGTAGTTTGTTACCGTATTGAACTAAGGGGTCACCTGAAGGATAGCAGAAGTACACTTCCTGATAGCGAGCGGAGTAGAACGCAAAACAGAACTGCTTGAGATCCTTATTGAGAGCCGAGAAGATAAAATCTTTTACGCGACCATCGGCAACCGACTGCATTGTGTTGCCGTCGTGCGTGTAAATGTCGTTCTCACCGAAAACAAAGTGAGTGCCTTGGACATCTACGACGCAATTCGTATTGATGATACCGCCGCCCTTAAAGGCACGACGGAAACTGAAGATAAAATCACCGCCGACATAATCCATCTGCCACACTTCGTCAGATGAATAGATCATCATGGCATTACGAAGTGGAAGAGCATCAAGGATGGGACCGTTGATTTCCGATAAGACAGTCTCACCGGCACTATTGGTGGTGGAGGTCTCATCCCAACTTGTAGGGGGAGCCCCAGCGAGGACGACATCAGACCACTTAACTAATGTGGGATACTCAATGCCGTTCTTCTCAACATTGAAGGCAATCAAAAAGTCCTTGTAGGCTCTCAGAACACGAGTGCGCCACTGAGTGTTCCATGCCGGTAATACCGTGAAGTCCGTGATGACGTTGGACTTATAGACCGGCAATTGATCCTGACGGTTTACATAAAGGACATCACCCAACACGGTCGAGGTAACGGGTACTTCAAGGATCTCTGAAGTAGGCGCGAAGGGCGGAGACACATCGATCTCTACAGGACCATCGACCTGCTCGATCTTCATGTTCGCATGGACAGCAAACAGATTGTCGCCCTGCGATGCCAATTGAAGGTTCGCAAGGTGGACTACAGGAGAGACTGTAGAGGAGCCTTCAGGAGGCACATAGGTGTGATAGGTACGGAAGACGTTGGCGCGTGAGACCTTGCCATCAGCAAAGCGCACGTTGACGCCAGAGTCGAACCCGTTAGGCGGAACGTCCTGCGGTAGGATGTCCGAGATGATGCCGACTGCATCGACGTTGCGGACTTTGACTTGAGGCATCTTGTGACACCTCAGATCTTCATGATGTACGCGAGGGCGTAATACGGTGGGATGTGGGTTCCGTCAGTAACGCTGACAGTGTGCGTATGGGTCTGACCTGAACCGGTGTTCTGAATAGAGACGCCAGTACCAGCGTTATAGATCGAGATACCAGTACCAACCGCTGAAGTATTAAAGCCCCATGAGCCAGCCGTATTGGGACCCACAATGAAACCGTCACCGGCACCCGTGCGGTCAGAGACCTTAAGCGAGTAACTATGAGAGTGACCGGGGTCGTAGACGCCGTGGGAATGGCCGGGGTCAGATACAGCATGGGAATGCGCCGGTAGCTGTGCGACCGACAAAGCGGTGCCAGAGGCCGTCGCTGTGTGACTGTGTGTCGAGGTGCCGCCGGTAGCATTAGGGTTGAAGGAGCCACCCGCAGCGATCACAAAGCGATCCCGCAGATCCGGGGGCGTAATGGTGCCAGTACCGTCTGACTTATTGACCGTCACACCGTTGCACAGGGTCCAGCCAGTAGGGATGGACGCGACCGTCCCCGACCACAGAATGATGCCACCGACAGGGAACGGAAATGGGTTCGAGATGACCGCATTGATAGCTGCGGCTGACACAGTGATAGGCTGATCGATATTCGGGAAGGTGGTCTTGAGGACGCGCTTAATGAGGCGCAGATGGTCGTCACCCTCGCCCAAGCCGTCAGTGGCTAAGGGGTAGGACTGATTGAGACCGGGGATGTTCGTTGTGACCTCAACGGGCATCTGGGGATTATCCTTTGAAAACTATAGGGACCCACAGCGACCCGGTGGCTTTGAGCGGAACCGGGAGGGGTCAATTTGGAAAAATGGGGTGAACAAAGGGGACCCAAAATGGGGACCCGAGGGGAGCGTGGAGAAAACTGTGGGCTGTCCACTGACGCAAAAGGTTAAACAACAACAACAAGCGACCTTTAGCCCTCTTTTTGAAATCGGGGTGCCGAAGGGGTCTGCCAAACGCCGCTGGGCGGGAGGGACCCGAGGTCGAGACCGTGATCGAGAGCCTGATCTACCCCCACGATCTACCCCCAGCGTACCTAAGTCACTGATGACACACACATTCCTTTGGTTACAAGAACCGGCGCGTGGAAATCGAGGGGACATTCCGGGGACATATCCTCGGTATCATGCGGTATTCTGGTAAGTTTCTTGGCCGGAACGGGGTCCGGGTGTTTTTAGTAGCAGTCGGTACGTGGGCATACCCTTAGACCACACACAGCACACGCCTAGAACGCCCACAGATCGCCTGTGGCTGGCATGAGCGTGGCCTGAGCCCCTACCCTACCTGAGACGCTTACAGCCAGCCTGTGGCCTTCCTATCTCCTCGTCAACAGTCGTCGTGTGTGTACATGAGAAACCAGAGAAACCCCGGAGGCCTAAGTGCACTCCGGGGACCTTCTGTGTCATCCCTGTTCGGGCGTTGCCCTATGCTTCCGTGCCTCTGGCTAGTTCAGCCAGTCGTCTTCGTCGTCTTCACTGGTCACAAGGTCGCCATCACCGTCATGGTCGTCCGTGTCGGGGTAGATCCCTTGTTCAGCCAGCTTCCATTCATCGGCATCCTGAAGGATCGGCTCGTTGAACATGTCGTGAAGATCGATGGCTTGCTGACGATCTTGCAGGAGCAAGTGTATCGCCACCTCATTGCCCTCTTTCATGGCCTTAGACAATTGCTTCTCGATGGACCGTTTGTGTCCTTCGAGAGCATCCGTAAGGATGAAGAGTTCTTGGGTATTCAGGCTGTATTCGTGGGAGGATGAACCCATGCTGTACCTCGTGCGAATCCTGCGCTGGCAACATTACCAGCGACGCAACGGCAACACAGGTCATGATATGGCGCAAGACGTTAGCAGGAGATATCCCGGCCAAATTTCGCCATTGGACCAGATCAGTAGAGACTGAATCGGTCTATGCAAATGTCTGTCAATAAATGTCGTGTGGATAAGCCAAAAGAAAACCCCAGCGTGAAGGCTGGGGTTGTCCTTGGGCTATGAGCGGCTGATCAGCTTGGACTATCGGGAAAGTGCTTGGCCCAGTGAATACGACCGGCATCTGTTGTCTTGATGTAATCCCAGAGGAACGAAAAGGCTTTCTTACGTGAAGTGAACTTCCGCTTATCGTTTATGCTTGCCGGATAGGCCCACCATGGCATCCCAGTCCCCGGCTGTTTTGTGATGATACCCATGAGGATCTGACCGGCACCAGCGATCACCTCATCGCAGTACACCGAAACCTCGGTGAGACCGCTGTCGTAGACGCGGGTCACTTCAGTCACATAGTGAACGCGGCGCTCACAGATCTTTTTCATGGTCGTGATCTCCCCTTAAGCAGCAAACGCTTCGAGTTCTTCAGCCAACACCTCGATCTCGTACTGACGAGCAACACGCTCGCCACAGACCATGAGAGCCGCCTCGATGAGGTTCTTTGAGGCATCCTGAAGATCTTCAGGGAGCGAACGCATGTCGGTGATGAACGTGGTGAGTTCGGCATCAGAGAGCTTGCGGAAAGCAGCGACCGAGAGAGCGATGAAGGCGGCTTCGTCATTGATGATGGTGGTCATTGAGGTGTTCTCCAGTTGCGATGACAATTGCCTATCCTATTTTGGCAACAGTTGTCAAATGTGGAGATTAAAGAAAAACCCCGGCTCGATGGCCGGGGCTCTTGGTCTTACCAGCGACCCTCTACGTACTCAGGCAGTAGAAGGCCGACTAAGATCAGGGTGATCGCTGCCACCATCGCTAGGCCCCACATCACGCAGTCTCCTCGACACGGATGACCTCTTCCCGGCTGTAGCGGGTGCTTTCGACCGGCATCAGCCCGTAAGGACCAATGACCTTCTTATCGAGGACCATGATGCTGCGGCGGTTGGTGTGGACCGTGTACATGGCGCGAGCCTTGGCCGCGTTGTTGATCCAGTCAGCGAGCTTGCGGTTATGCGGATAGATGGTCATCTGATTGTTCCCGAGTGTGTAGGATCTGGACGCAGTTAGGCCTTGGTGTCGCGATTGAGATAGGCCAGAGCCGTCATTATCGCTTCATTGGTATCCTCAAGCTGAAGGATTTTGACGTCCTTCTTTTTGTGGTCGTGGGCATACACATCGTCACGCTCTTCCAGCACGACTTCGAGCTTGTAGTCGCCAAACTCCATGCGCCAAACACCATCGCCCCAGCGGACGAAGAGAGCGTGGTAGGTACGAGGAATAGAAGCCATTGGTAGATGCTCCTGAGATAGGCCGGGATTGGCCGATGGGCGAACCCTATCCCACCTCAGGAACTGTTGTCAAATGTGTATGATTAGATCCCGCAAGAACCACCCGAGCCTGAGATCTCGCAGATGTCATGCGTCTGGATATGCTCCTCGAACTCCTCGCCGAGCTTCTCCACTGCCTCGCGGTATGGCACTGAGGTCAATGGTTGCCCTCCCCGAGCACCGTCCGGGTACACCGTGAAGCCACGCAGCCGGTGAGCGTATTTCGCTAGGGTCTGCGCGAAGTCATCGACCTTGTCCTCATTGTTCAACTCACTGCCCCATGCGGGTAGGTTGATCGTTGAGGAGATGGACATGTCCACGTAGTCCTGAACGTCCGCTTGGAATGCCATGCGACGCTCATAGTCTTTCGCGAGATCCACAGCGCTCTCGATCTTCTCAGGGTCAGCACCGTAGAGGTTGATAAGTTCCTGCGCTGCGCTGTCCACCACGTACTGATAGTGCCAGCGGTTATTCTTGAGGTAGCGACGCTTGTACGCGACTGCATACAGAGGTTCCACACCTGTCGTCGTACCAGCGAGAATGCCGATTGTACCAGTGGGCGCGATAGCACGTTTAGCGACTGGTTCGTTCACACCGAGATAGTCTGAGAACCACTTCGAGGTAGCATCAGATTGCTCTTTGTAAATCTCAAGCCAGCGGTGGAGTTCAGGCGTGACCTCATAGCGTTCATTGCGCTTGATGAGCCACTCATGCATTCCCATGAGACCGAGGCCGAGACGACGGTTCTTCTCACGTGTCTTGTAGACACCTTCGTATGGCAATTGCGCTACGAGCGTACCACATAGCAAGAACATCGTACCGAGATGCACGAGATCTCGCATTTCTTCGAGGCTCTCGACGCGACCTAGATTGATTGAACCGAGGTTGCAGACGTCACTGTCGTCTTCACTCGTCACTTCAGTGCAAGCGTTACGGAGTGTCTCACGTTCTTTTCCGAAGAAGTTGAACGAGAAGCCGGGTTCAGCACTCTTTAGTGCCTGACGCACATTCTCACGGAAGACATCACCGACGTCACCAGTGTTCCAATAGTCCAGAAGCCACTCGGTATCATAATTGACGGAGATGTTGGTCATGTCTAACGGAGCGGGCCAATTGAAGTCCACTTGCTTCAGATCCCAGAGCGTCTTGTCGGTGCCTGGTACTTGCATCTTGTCCCAGTCTTTCGCATGGAGAAACTCACGGATATCACCGTGCTTCCAATTGAGAGACGCATAGATAGCTGACCGGCGAGATCCACCCTGCATGACACGACGACCAATCTCGTTGATCATTTGCATCTTCGGTAATGGACCTGATGCAGTGCCACCAGTGCGCGAGAGTTTTGCTCCAGATGGACGATAGACACTGTAGTCAATGCCGATGCCACCACCAGTCATCAGACAGCTTTCTGACTTCCATGATAACTCGGTCCAGTCTTCACGTGTGTCCTCTTCAGCCCTCAACAGATAGCAATTGTTGAAGAACGGCGCAGGACGACCGGCATAGTACAGATAGCGTCCACCGGGGATGAACTTCAGATCCTGCATGTATTTCGTCAGGCGGTCCTGATCGTCAGGACTGAGATACTCACCGCATACCTGACGCACCAATGTACGACACAGAGCGTCCCATGTCTCGGAGCCTTCGTGGGCGTATTTCGTATTGAAAATGTCTTCTGAAAACTTCGAGCGGAATTGAGGGTTCTTGTTGGAACGCCAAGTCGTCATACTGTCATTGCCTTTGTTCTTGTGTTTCTTCTTCAGGAACCAATGCCTCTAGCCACACATCGATCAACTCAAGGACGCTATACACATCGTCTTCACTGAGACGCACTTGTGATAGACCCTTGGTGATTACGAATGCGTTGGGACTACGGAGATCGACAGTCAACGCATCGTCCATCTCTCGCTGCACAGTGATCAGAGCCATCTTATGGTTCCTTATGGTTTTCTTTAGTCCATCACCGTCGTGATAGACCTTGTATGGTGATGTCGATGGTGAGGCACTGGGGAACACCATCAGTCTCTAAAAGAGAACTAAAGGTACCCCCCAAACCCCCCATGGTTCAGTCTTAGTGCTGGTGCTAACCAGTTAGCGGTTGTCGCCTGAACCTTTGATCACCTGTCGTTCTTTGCGAGACTGTAGCTTCTCGATGTTCTTCGATGCGATTGTCTCAAGTGATATACCGATGTCAGACGCTAGGTTCGCGATGTACCAGAGGACATCACCGAGTTCCTTTGCGACCTCGTCCTTGTCGAGATCCTTATCGCCACGAATGGTCTTCTTGACCTTCTCAGCAACCTCGCCAGCTTCACCAGCGAGACCGAGAGCCGGATAGACCACCGAGGCTTCTTCTGGGTACAGAGCGAACTCACGTGCTTTGCTCTGGTATCGATTGAGTGTCATTTGTTCACCCATCACTCTTTCTCCCCAAGCGCGGCGCGGGCAATTCTGAAATAGTCAGCTAAATACGACATCGGGTGAGCATCGCGTGTCTTTTCAACGATTTCACGCAGCGCCTCTTCCAGTTGCTCAATGCGTTTGGCCTGCGCCTCAATGCAGTCGGCGGCGCGTTCAATTACATCACAAGTGCAAAAGTTGTTTACACAGTCATCGCACTCTTCGCCCCGCAAAAGCCTTATCAAATCATCTGGTGTTCTTGCCTTACTTCTGCTGGTGGGTCGCGTCACAAGATTGTCGGTCATTCCATTGCCTCCTCATAAGCAGCGAGAGCGTCGTATAAGAGTTGATCTGATCTTGCCATCATTGGGTAAACCTCCGGCGCAAAAATTGACATGTCGATGATCGGCGACTTTTTCGACATGTCGTCGCTCGCCAACATTCCATTTGGAGCGTCAAATAAGTGCGACTGCCACTCGTAGGCCAAGTGCCAGTACGCGTTATAAACAACCTTACGAGACGCCTTTAACTCGCGGTCCTTGATGTCCAATAGTACCTTAAGCCGGGCGATCTCATCCTCTAACTCTTCAAAATAGTCCATCATTTTAACCCCTCCACGATCAACCAAATTGAAGCAACGACGATTGCAGTCAACCAAGCGGCATACTCTATCTTACTCATCATTTGTCCTCCTTACTCACAGACTCGACAAGAAGTCGAAGTTCCGCAGTCGGCATCCGGTCTATGAACGCGACGCCTTCTTCACACACGACGGTGGCGACATATTCACGCAGCGCCTCACGCAGCCGCTCTATTTCGTCGGCCGCAGCGGTTAACCAGCTTTCAACATTGTCAGTCAACCCAATGTCCACGTGGTGCTTGCGTAACTGTTCGACTATATCAGCCATCACTCTTTCTCCCCAAGCGCGGCGCGGGCAAAAGAGGCCACACACTCATCGCAATCGTCATACATCCACTTATCGTGCGGACATTTGTCATGCTTTGAAAGCTGCCCATCATGTCTCCAACGAATGACATGCTGCCGTGGCACATTGCCATCAGCGATCATTCGCAACGCTTCACGCAGCCGCTCTATTTCTTCAATCCACAGGCCTTGAGCCATGACATATTCGAACGCCATCTGACGCTTTTCTTCGCGCAGCCGCTCTATTTCTTCAGCAGCCAGTTTTCTTCCGGCTTGAAGCCCCTCCGCGTAAAGTTGAGGCGTTTGTGCATTATCAGTCATCACTCACCTTCACCTTTCCAGTGAACGCATCAAGCAGCGCTCGACACCACGCGGCATCGATGCGGCTGCTTTGGTTTTCTCGTTGAAGACGATTGTTGTCAGCGACTAGCAGTGCGATCACGAGCAACAGGATGACCTGTGCCATGAACAGGACGACCAGCAATAGATCGATCATGGGTTGCGCTCTTCAGCATCCTTGATCAACTGGTCGAGATACCAGCGAGCCTTTTTGAGATCCTGAAGTTCTCTGCCCTTGTGGGGAGCACGGACAACGTACTTCACGACATTGCCTTCAGCGAACGACAGTTCCCACGCCTTGATGAAGTCGAAGACCTCGATAGAGCCGAGAGTGTAATGCTCAGGGCGGTTCACAGGGTCGTGCATTAGTTCCTCTTTAACGGGACACTTGTTGCAGTAGTTAGGTTCACCGCAGAGGCCGGGGCGCTCTACGCAATAACAGGTGGCAACCACAGCTTGGGTTCCTTTCCAGTCCAGAGATCATTCGTGAGGATCTTCGCGCAGCGGACCATGCTGACTGCATCGTCAGAGGTCATACCGGCGTCACAGAAGGCCCTCTCTACGATGGGCCACCCAACTGCCTCGAAGTCATCGGAGGCCTTCTCACGGCTTCCTAAGAGCTTCTCAGCGCCTTTTGGACCGCAGCCTTTCAGACCCGGATAGCCATCAGTCATGTCGCCAGTGAGAGCTTGGTAGTATGTGTACCACCATGCTGATCCGATGCTGTTGGTGATGTCCTCACCGAGGCGGATGAGACGACCGGGAACCGTGTTCAGGTCCTTGTCGTCTGACACCATGATGACCTCACGGTCCTTCGTCTTGGTCGCGAGGATGCCGATGATGTCATCACCTTCGAGACCAGAGATGAACTTGGTGTTGTGCTCTGCCTTGAGCCAATCCTTGAGTTGCTTCAGGCCTACCGGCTTTCGTTTACCGGCGCGGTTTGACTTGTAGCTCTCGAAGATTTGCTTTCGGAAGCTCTCGCCTTCGGAAAGACAGAAGACCATCTCACCGAGATCAGCGTAGATCTTTGAGAGACCATCAATCGATCTCTTTGCGGCATTAAGATCGCAATAGATTGAGACGATACCGTCATCGTCCCAAACGATCTCCTCTATGGCACCATCACATGCACGATACAGCCAGATGTCGGCATCGATCAGCACTATAGGTGTATAGGATTTTTTACTCTTCGATTTCGACAACGTCGTCTTCCTCGGTGTTGATGCCTATTTCTTGAAGCCACTCACGGCCCTTCGGAGTGAGTTGCCATTCTCCACAGAAGACATCTCTTGATACCCGTGTAGTGATTAGACCAAGAGAAGCCACGGCAGCGATGTCTTCAGGGTCGAAGACGTTGTTATCGACAGCGAGATCCCCACTGAGTGCAGCGAGAAGAACCGTATCAACCATTTCCTCGAAGTCTTCTTCAGAGGTCCAATTGCAATTGACCATCGTCATTCTCCTCTTGCGCTAATAGCTCTTTGAGTTCCGTGTAGCCGCCGATGTGCCTTGTCCCGAGAAAGATCTGAGGGACAGTCGCTAGACCCATCGCATTCAGGAGACGTTTGAATGTATCCACATCGTGATCGATACCGACCTCGGTGTAACCAAGGCCTCTCTTGCTGATGAGTTCTTTAGCAAGATCACAGTACCGACACGTCTCCTTTGTGATCACCACAAACATTAGACACCTTTGATGTTATCTCGTGGGTCAACCAAACGATCAGTCAGTCGTTCCATTGCCTTCAGCAAGATTGCCTTGGCTGCTTTGTTTTCAGTCGCATCGATCTGTGACGCGAGAGCGCACATTGCGTTGATGCGCTGAGAGATCACATCAGTGACGAAGACATCGCCACCTACCATTTCAAACTCAAAGTCCTCTTCGTCATCCATCGATGCACCTGTCTGTCATGCGAAGTACATCGGGTACTCGCGGAGTTCTCTTACATGGTCGAGAGCGAGGTCGAGGGTTCCGAAGTTACCTCGGTGTGTCCATCGTTCATCGATCTTCTGGAAGACCGCCCAACAATCGACACCACGGTCAATCATGAAGCGAGCATCCTTTGGTTCTTGTGTGTCTTTAGTTTTGAATAGCTTGATCACTATCGGCCCATTTCTTGATGATGCTCACAAAGCCAACCTGAACGAGTAGCTCAAGTGACTTCTTGCCAA